TTGTTATTAGGAGTTAGTTCCATTTTTTATTTCTATGTTGTAAAACTTGTAATTAAACTTTTCTTCATCGTATATTTTAACACGCTCGATGAAATGTTTCAATGTGTAATTGGCAAATTTGCCTACACGAAAGTCATCAACAATATCAAATAGTGTTGCCTCTGTTTTATTTTCACCTATACGAAGTCCTCGACCTATCGACTGAAGATTACGGATGCGGGATTTGGATGGACTGGCAAATATGATATTGTGAAGGTTACGGATATTAACACCAGTGCTAAAAGTGCCGTAAGAAGCAACAATGATTGCATCTGTTTCTTTTTCAGTAATTGACCGAACTGATTCACGAATCTCAACATCGGTGCCACCAAATACAAAAAATACATGCCTATTTTTTGCGTGTTCTTTAATATTTGCATATAAATCTTTTCCATGTTTCTCAACGAATTGAAATAATATAAGAGAGTTGCCTTCTAAAGACAATGATAAGTTACGAATGAAATCGTTTCTATTTTTGTTTTGGACAATATAATCTATTTCTGTGTTATAGTCCCAATCTTTTGCCATCTTGCAAGTTGCTTCTGGATATTTTAAAATCAGACATTTAATTTTAAAGTCAGCAAGTTGTCCTTTCTCAATGAGTTCGGATGTAGATGTTGCTTTATAAACAGGTCCAAATAAACCTTCTAATACAAGGCGATGTGTTTGTGTACCATCTAAAGTACCTGTTGTTCCTATTCTATATTTAGCGTTAGTGCAACCTGAAAGAATAGTTGTCAACGATTTGGCCTTAAACTGGTGTGCTTCATCACCAAGAACAAAGTCAAATTGTTCAAAGTATTCTTTGTCGTTTTTATAGATTGATTGCCATGTAGTAATGGTAAGAAACTTGTTTGTATGTTTTTCTTTACCTGCATATTGGCGGTGGCAGTATTCTTCTGAATTATATCCATACGATTCGAAGTCACTATACATCTGTTCAACAAGTGAGGTTGTAGGAACAATTAACAATCCTCTTTTATGTTCTTGTTGTAAATAACAAACAATAAGGTATAAAATTAAACTTTTGCCACTAGCCGTTGGTGACAGTAGTAAAATACGCTTGTTGCGTATCGCATGAATAAAAGACTTTAATTGATAGTCTCTAACTTCATGTGGCAAATTTAAAGTATCAATAAGTTGTTTTGCTTCTACTACCGAATAGTTTTCAGTAGTTGAGATATCTGAATCAATTTCTAATACATAATCTCTTTCTTTACAAAACTTTTCAATGTAAGGAACAAGTCCATGATAGATTGTAAACGACCGAAGGTCGGCTAATCTTATTTTTCCATCCCACATACGAGATTTGTATGCAGGTGTAAATTGATAACCAGGAACATAAAAAGTAAAGTAATCACTCAGTTCTTGTGCAGTACCTTTATCACACTCAAACTGAATAAATGCTTCATTCTTTTTGTGGAGAATAATATCAGACACCTTGAATAAATCTTTCCCATGCTATGAAGTCACGCAACTGAAATGTGCGACTGTTTAGTTCTTTTAATATGGCGGTGCAAACTTCAACAATCTCATCATGCATAATTTTTTGTGCAGAGTATTTGTTTAAATCTTCATCACTCTCCATATATGTAGAAAGGTCTGATTTGAGAACATATGGAAAAGGATCCCATTCATATTTTTTTAAATCATCATCATCTAATTTACCTGTGTAATATTCCCATTTAAGTTTCTTCATTTTATTATACTTAAACTCCGCTTCTTTGGAAAGCAAACGATGCCGGCTAAGTATGTTCAAATACTTACTGTGTAATTTGGGAATATCGAGAAGTGCCTTACCAGGTTCGGTTCGGTCAATGTCGGCGTCTTTACGCCATTCTTCCAATAGTTCGTCTAATTTGCTCATAATAAAAGCCTCCTTCAGAGGAGAATACACTAATTGACGGTGATTGTCAAGCGTTTTTTAAAATAATTTTTCAATATCGTAGTAACTGTACCTGAATGTTCCGTCTGCCGTCATTTGACTATCAGGACTATCGGTAGCTGACATGATGAAAGTTGATAGTGTTGTGGGAAACACATCATAGAATTTAAATCTGAAATAAGGTTTGTTTGAAGATGACAAAAGGGTGATTGAAGCGTCTGAGTATTGTGGTTTTAATGATTCTCTTACACCTGCATTTTTATTTAAACGACCTAAGTTGCGATACTCAGCAAAGTCTGTTGGAAAAGTCATTGCACGAATCCAATCATGTATCTCTCTCCATGCCACAAGTTCTTCATCAATATAAAAAGTTACATTCAATAAATCATAAATTGCTTTTTCACCTGGAATATACAAATCAACAAATGGAGTATTTTGTGGTATTTCAGACAACGAGATACCTGGCACACTTACTGATTGGCAAAAGAATTGTGTGTTAGGTAACCTAGAAAAGTTTAGTGTAAACTTATTAGGTTGTAAAAAGTTTTGATTTGTAGGATTTCTAGTAAGTGCAGTCATAAAGTTTTCTTAATATGCAAACCAATATCAATAAGTTGTTCTTTTTCAATCATATTGATGATACGATTTGTTAAAGTTATTTCTTGTTGAATAAAAACCATCTTCAGTTGAAGTTCTTTCAACTGTTGGTTATAAAATTCCAACTCTTTAAGTTTTCTTGCCCGTATGTCAAGCAAGTCGGACATTACTATGATATCGGTCATACTCTTATTTATATGCAAAAAAAAGACCCACCGAAGTGGGCCTTTTGAATATAGTCTCTTATTGTTATTATTATTAACGAGACTTTATAGATTACATCAAGTTGGAAATCTTGAACGCACGGTAGTAAACATTGGAGTTTACATTGATTGTTCCAGAACCAACTGTTGTACCTTCTGCAAATGGGTTGGCAACGAGACCATAGCGTGTCTTGAAACCAATTTTTGGTTGGAAGGTACCTGTGTCAACTGCACGAACCATTTGTAAAGGAACATATGGGCAGTAGAACAAGCCAGCGTCATAAGCGTTAGAACCCTTATAACCAACAACAGCGAACTCAGATGTAGATGATGTTGGGAAGTATGGGTCGATATAGACCTTGATACGACCAAACAATGTACCTGCAAATGTGTTACCTGTGTCATCAACTGTCAATGAAACATTTGATGCAAGAGCAGAGTTGTAATCAAGAATGCCTGCCATAGCGAGTGCAGATGCAACATCGCTTGAGCAAATCATAATGTTACCTTTACCTCTACGAGTTGTCTTGGCAATTGTATTAGCTTCACGCTCAATTTGGAACGCAAGGCCTTTAACTTTTTCAACCATCCAACGACCATTTGAGTCGGTGTCTAAGTCGAATGTACCAGCCTTAGTTGTACCTACTTGTGCGCCACTTTTTGCGGTTGCGTAGATTGTGCGAATAACTTCACGGTTAATTTCAGCAAGAATCTCAGATGAGAGAATGTTTGCTAATTCTGTTTCAGCGTCAAGACCATGAACTGCTTTCAAGTCTTGTGCAAGTTCCATTGAGTATTCTGCTTTCAATGCACGGCTACGAGCAGTTACAGTAACTTTCTCAATAGAGAATGCCATTTCTTGGAACACATTAGCTGCGCCATCGCCAAGAGCTTCTGATTTACCAGTAGTCATTGTATTTGGTAATGATGCAAACAATGTGTTAGCAAAAACATTACCTGTAGCAGCTGTATCAGATTGCAATGAAATTGCAGGAACAGCAGCAGTAGCACCACCAGAGAAGCCTGCATTTGCTTCGTCATAGAATGCTTCTGTACCAAGTTGTGTTGCATAGCGTGAACGCATTGCAAAAATCAAACCAGTTGGACCTGTCATTGGTTGAACGCCTGCGATATCATAAGCGATAAGGTTAGGCAATGAACGGCGAACTAGAGAGATTAAGATTGGGTCAAAACCTGCAACAGGTGATGATGCTGAACCACCAAAACCGCCAGAGGCGACTGTGTTGGTCATTGAGTTTGTTGGACCGGCTTCTGTAAGAATACCTGCAGCCTTTTGCATTTCTTGAGCTTGGTTCTCAAGAATAACAGCAGTTACAGCTTTCTTATATGGGTCTTTAATAGGTGCTAATTCTGGATGATCCAGAACGCCTTCCCATTTTTTTTGTAATTGTTCGGACAAATACATTGAGATTCTCCTTAGAGTTTAATTAAATTTTTGTTTTAGAAATCGCTTGTGATACCATTGCAACTAGAGGGTCGTTAATATCAACCTTCTTAGCATCAGTATCTTCTACCTGTTCGTGTAAGTCTTTTTCATCTGCTTTTTTAACACCAGATGGGAAATAGTTCTCACGAATTGTCTCAATCTTATTTTTGTATTCGTCCTCTGTGGAGAATTCTACACTCTCTGCGAGTGATTTGATTTTTTCGATTTGAGTTGTTGTGAGACCATCACATACTTCACGGGTAATTTCATTCTTGCGGGACTCTACAAGTGCTTTTGCAAAACCAACACCACGCTCGATTTCTTCGTTGAGTTTACCTTCAAGTTCTTCAACTTTACCGGCAAGTTCATCAACCAAGTCAACTTTTTCAGTTGGAACATCGATGTAATGTTCTGCAAATAGATTGCGTAGACCTGCAATAAAATCTTCTGTGAGTTCAGCACGGAGACCGGACTCAATTGCAATTTCGTTATCTGCCAACCACTGCTCAACAACATAGTTGAGGTAGTCATCTACTTTAGTAGTTAAGTCGGCTTTGATTTCTGTAACTGCTTCTTCGAGCATTGAGGCATATTTTGTCTCAACTTCTTCTTCAATTTGTTGAACACGGTCTAATACACGAGCTTCAAAAATTGTAGCAGCTTTAGTTTTGAATTCTTCAGAAATGGTAGAATCGTCAGAAAATAATGCATCAATATCTTCTTTCATTTTCTT